GAGATGCGGCGGCTTCTAGAAGACCTGAAACGTCAGCGACAGCAGTAGACATAGTGAGACTCCTGATTGTCTATGAAAATAGCTACTGAGGTTTGCCACCGGGAGCTTCTTCGGACCAAATCTTGTCGGGCACAACACGCTTCTGAATCTCCCGGTTGGTGTCTACCTGGTCCTGATGCTCAAAATCAGCCGGATTGGCGGGAATTCCTCCAGCGGTGATCGCAGCAGCCGCTTCGGGGGCGGGAATCTTATCTACGGGCACGGTAAAGCTAACCTTCGGCGGAGGTGGAGGAGGGGCAGTCTGCTTGGCAATCTTTTCCGCAGCAGTCTTTTCTTCCATCCAGTGCAGATGAACGTTCTCGAATGCTGCCTTCTGGGTGGAATTCCCATTGGCGAATTTCCTTCCAGTGGCGCTGTTCATCCAATCCCAGCAGGTATCCCTTTCCACTGCGTTATCCTGCGATCCGTCGTCTCTGACAGGAACAGTAGAAACCATATCGGGCAAGGCGTTCATGGCCTGTTCTAATTGAGCGAGCATGGCCGGAGCCTGCTGCATTTGCTGAGCTTCCTGTGGAGATAATATTCCATTCTGCTGTTTCATGCCGAATTCCGCCATCCCCATCTGGGAAATTCGAAGCATTTGCTTCATCTTCAATTTCTGGGGATTGGGCATCGGGGCGGAGCGCATCAGGATTTCCAGTTCCGCTTCCTGCTTCTCGACTGAAGACTCGCCCTTGATATTGATCCCTCTCAAGCGCAGGGCAGAACGAATCTCTTTCAGGTTATTAGGGGCGAGAATCATCTGTCCCGTAGCGGAATCTGGAGATTTAAGCGCCATATCGACCAGCCCGGTGATTCTCTGCTCCTTCTGTGCCCAGCTTTCCGGAAGCTCAGGATTGGCCTCTGGATAACACAGAACAGAGCCTTTGAGATTATTCAATTTGACAATGATATTCCCGCGCCCCGGAATTACGTCTTCAATGTCCTTATTGGCGCATCTCGCCGTCAGCATCGCAGCCTGACGGGCGGCAGAGGCGAACATGGCCTGCAAAGAGTTCCACGGACATCCCACCCTCTGCAAGGCCTGATCCCTTTGAATCGCTACGCCTTCCGATCCGACCTGCCCGGTAATCGGAGCACCAAATAGCGAAGGTAAGGCTCCTGAGATTTGCTCGGAAAGATTGGTAATAATCCATTGCACCCACGTCACCAAGTAGGGTTGCGGAGTGGGAGTAGGCTCAATGAAGATCAGTTGGTCAACCGCAACTCCCGGCTGCCTTTCAAACCCTCCGATATCTCCGGGGATATTCTTCTGCGCCTTCACCGCCTCCAGGTTAAAGGCTTGATTATCCATCCACTTCTTCGCAATCGTCCGTTTGGCGAAGGCCAAGACCAGCATCACCATTTCGTTGATGTAGTCCTGAATCGGAAGGAGGGATTCTCCCATCGCCCGTCGATTCTGCCCTTGGCCGGGGAAGGGATGGCCGATATCGCAGTGGTTGTCCATGCACTCGTTTCGAGCAAAGGCAAATTCAGTCGCAGCCTTCGTCAATAGAGCGCCATCAGGGAACTTGGCTAGCAATTCTTCCCTGACCGTATTATTTACGCACTCATCATAAAATGCAGACCGCCGGAGATATCGGTAGGTCACAACCGTATGGCGATTGATACTGTCCCCGGTAACGTATTCCCCCGGAACGGCTTGCCTGACATTTTCTCTAGCGATTCGGGCCAGTTCCGTCTCTCCCGTTCCTTCTCCGCCGCCTCGGACCTTATCGCGCATCCACGGGAACATAGCCTTGGCAACGGCTACGTCTTTGTCCTCGTAAATCGCCACTGAGGGCATCTGACTCTGGCAATCTACATAAATCGGGACTTGATGGTCGAGTTTCCCCTTGCAGCGGGTAACTGAACGTCCTCTCGGTCTTCGTTTGGCGGTGGCGTTGACTGGAGACTTATTGCCCTCCTCGTATTGCGTGCTGGCCTCATCGCCTGTAGGTTCAGAAGGTGGGGTTTGCTCATCTTCTGGGACTACTGGCTCATCCGGGTCTTCGTATCCGTACTCATCGCCATTCAATTCAAAAGTCGTCCAGAACAGGGTGCGGTCACCATTCCAGAACTCCCCGGCAGCATCCTGAAGCAGTTTTTGTAAATTATTATTCTTGGCCCAAATATCTTTCAGGTCATCGGCTACGTCCGCCATGTTCTGATCGGGCGGACGTTTGGGATTAGCAGGAAAGAATTCCACTCTGGGGACTTCCCGCGCCAGTGCAGCTACGATAATCTCTTTCTTTTCCCCGTAAACATTAGTCTGGTACAGGCTTGAAATCTGCTTTTGTTTGCCTGCACCGTATCCAGTGCCATCTCCGGGCATCGTCCAGCCGCCACGGCGGTCCTTGAGCAGAAACTGATATCCCCGGTCATAATGGTAGGCTTTCCATGCTTGCTCAATCTCTACCCTTCTGGGCGCTACGTCGGCCTTGGAATAAAGGCTGTCGAGTTCCATGAGGGCTTTGCGGGCATCTTCCGACAGTGGAGAAAGATCGCGGGGATTGCTGGGGTCATCCTGAAATTCATCCCACTCGATGACTGGGGACGAGTCGGAGTTTATATACATGGGTTCTGGCGTCCATGGGAACGCGCAATGTTGCCCAATCTCGTTCTTGTCGAACGCAGGGGCGTCCTGATCTTCAAGCGCTACATCGGTCGAGTTGGACTCCAGATCAGCCATTACCTAGCCTTATACCGAATGCAATACCCGTCCCAGTGGATTGGAGATTTCACTCCTTGGCACCTAACGGGAGAACCGAAGATAAAATGCACGCAATCCGCGCAGTATTTCCCCTTCTTGCGGGACGGCACAACATACTCGACTGCACTATGGCTTTTCTTCTCGTCTTGGGTGAGTTCGTGGGAGCCGTGCGCGAAGGCCACAAGGTTAGCCTCCGTTTTTAGTGCTCGCGTGCGCGAATTTCTTTTTTCGTTCTGGCAAGTCTTTGGGTGAACTAGTTGCCGATTCCCACTCTTTAACGCCAGAATCGCCCAACTGTTTCTTTGCGTCAGCCGTGTGAAGCCAGCGAAATTGCGCCTTACTTACGGCAGGCATTTACATCCCACCGCCGTAGCCGGGTTCTTCTCCAGCGCCCATCTGCGGCATTCCACCGCCCTCTTCCGGTTGCTGAGGTTCTTGGGGAGGGGTTAGCCCCGCTGCGTGCATGGCGTGATGGTGAGCGTTTGTGACGTGTTCTGGACCGTCATGCTGGCCATGGTGCTCGTGGCCGTCCATATGAACGGAATGGACGTGGGATTTTTCGTTCTCGTGATCGTGAACCATGTTGACGGTGTGAGCTGGGCCGTGCTCGGCGGTGAGTTGCTTGATTTCGTCGTGAATGCCGGGATGAATCATTTCCTCGCCAGCTTCTTCCGCTGGAGATTCCATATGTTCGCTTTCGTGCTCGCCCTCTTCCGGGCCTTCATTCATTTTGTGCTCTTCGGCACGCTGGCCGGGTTCATGCATCTTCGGCTCGGCCTTTTCGTGCTCTTTGTCGGCTCGACGCGCCCGAAATTTGCTACTCTTATGCCCACCGTCAGCCGTCTTGAACGCCATAAGGGTTTCTCCTGCTTTTCTATGAAAATAGCGCTACTGGGGTTTCTCTGCCTCCGCTTGGCGTCTATCCCAGTCTGCCTTGACTTCCGCCCACGACTGCTCCGCAGATTCCTCTGGTTGCAGTGGAGGACGTTCTTTCTTCGGAGCAAAGAATCCGCCCAAGGGAGACGCCAGAGGGATAATCACCAGTTCGTATCTCTCTACTTTGCCCCGCAGTTCTAAAATTAGCTCCTTCTGGTCGCAGATGATCTGCTGTCGCTCCATCAGTCGAGTCTCATAGTCATTACGGGTGCGGATCAATTCTTCTTCCAGGTGGGCGTTGAGGCGAGAGCCTAGAAGCCCATGCAGAAAGTTGCGTATTTCTACCCCTAGAGTCCTGATTTCCATGCGGCCTCCTCTTGTTGGACAAAGGGCGTGCTGGCATCCTTGTGGGTCGCTGCCGCCTTCTTGAGATAGAAATGGCGCTGGAACGGCCCGAGCGTATCGGCGTATTCCTTGTCCTTTTCCGCTTGCGGCTTGAGTTTACTCGCCAACCCGCCGTACAGGCCATAACGAAAAGCGTCGTATCTGTCATCGCTTTTCGAGTCTACCTTCAGAACGTCATCAAGATTGTCTCGGTCTCTCTGAAGAGCCGGGATTGAAATGATAATTCCGCCGCAGGTCTTAAGAATCACCAAGCGGCCCATTTTGAGTTCGTTGTACATGAACCCCGCCGAGCCGATGCGGTCCATCGTGGCCCTAGAAACTGGCGGCAGTCCTCGTTCCCTGAGAAGTCTTGAATACTCATCCGCCGGGGAATGTCTCTCCATCACGCGGGAGAATTTTTCATGCGAGAAGTAGATCGCCGAAACCTTGCAGCGCTTCCCGGAAATCCGTTCGTACTGAGAGTGACTTTCTGGGAGTTTGGGATAATGGGCCTTCGCGGCCAGCATGTCAGCTAACTCGACGTTAGTATGCCCGGTTTCCTCCGGAGCGACTTCCTGAAAACAGACGGTCTTAACCGTGTAATCGTTGCCGATGTGGTTTTTAACCAGCGCCTTGGTAAAGAAGTACGCGGCAGACCAATGGCCTACGCCCCAGTCGTGCCCTACCCAGACAGGTTGCCAGTCCTGCCAAAGAATTGCCTCTGGGTCTTCCCGCAGGTCGATGACATGATATTCATCGCTGAAGCAGTCGAAATATTGCCCGTCTACGGTATCCATGTAGCCGTAGAGGTACTTCTTCATCATCGCTTCTGGCAGGGCTTTCAGGTGGGCGATAATTCCGGGGTGGCGTTTTACGTACTCGGCATTGTCTAGGACGGTCGAGTGATTGTAGGCATAGTCTTTTGGGTTGTAGACGCACATCCACTCTCCGGCCCGCTCAACATACCAGCACCCGTCTTTGGTCTGGCGCATCCCTTCAGTGCGCTCCCAAGGCTCTTTTTTAACAAACTTAGTATGGTAGAAAGTCCAGAATGCTCCGATAGGGTTCGTGCATCCGACAATTGCTGGGGTGGGAAGATTTCCAAACGAATCGCGTTCGCACTGCACGTTGACCAGATTACGGGCATAGAGCAGGTTCCATGCCTTATCGCTAAATTGTCCACATTCGTCTACGAGGATATAGGGGTAGGCTTGGCCGAGATATTTCTCTATGTCCCTCTCCAAATTATTAACACATCCCCCCATAACAAGGCGAGAACCGTTTACAAACGTGGCAACTCGCGTCGTCTGATTGAAGGTGTAGAGACCCGAGTCAATTGGGAAATAGTTCTTGAAATCTTGAATTACGCCGGAGTCCAACTCAGAGAACGTTCGACGTAAAACCAGCATGTCGCAATGGTTATATTTTAGGCAGTAGTTCTCAACACCAAATACGAGCTTGGATGTAGTTTTGCCACTGCGCTGTCCCCCTACTTCTAAATTCTGGGGAGCAATCATCTCCAGATACATCTGCCCATTTCTAGAGACGTAATGGAAGAGTTTTTTCTGGGCTGCCTGGTAGGCGAAGTTGAGGGTAAACTTTTTATGGCCCTCTTCAGGCGTTAGTTCGGCCATTGGCCTCTGCCTTGATTAGGGCGTTTCTCTGCTGCGAGTATTCCTGTGCGGCCTGCTTGAGAAGCGGCTCGGGCACGAATTTTTCCAGAATGTATCGGTGGCAGCCAAGGATCTCCGCCTGAATGTTAATCGTCTTGCGTAATTCGTTCACGACCGCCATGCAATCCTTGATGTTATCGACCTGCTCCTGCATTCCCTCAAAGAATTCCGTCCGGGTGACGATGTAATCGTTATTGCTCACTCTTCCACCACCTGTGCGTCGATGAATTCTGGCGCTTTCTCCGGCAACGCTTGCTGGGCCACTGGAATGTCGGGGTCAATCGCTGGACGGTTTACGTAGACAACTGTCAATCCACCTCTCTTGATCGCGTCGAGGTCGGCATCGGAGGACTGAGGTTTGCCGTAGGCGTAAAGGAGCATCAGCTGCGCAGCCATAACCTGATTCCTGGATTTCTCGTTAATCGAGGTGCGGTACAAGGCCTTCAAAACCTTATGTAGGCGTTCTTCGCCTTCACCCTCCAATCTGGCAGGAGTGTGTCGCGTGGTCACCGCTTCTTCGAGGAATCGCCTTACGATCTCTCCGCTTGGCCTGCGGACCTTGGTTTCGTAAGAGGGATGATCTTCGAGCCACCGCCTGAAACTTCCCCGCTGAATATTGTAGGGCCGGACGCCGGGCTTGAGGTTTGGATTCCCGCCGCGATTCTTCTTTACGAGGGTCTTGAAAGACGGTTTAACTTCTTTTTCAACCTGTTCAGACACGCTGAGACTCCTTGTATTCCCTTGAAAATAGTGCGGGCAGATAGTAGTGCGAGGAAGAAGTGCGAGGCTTTTCAGGATGCAGCGCATGAAAGCAGGCCACGCAGATAACCATCGCCTCAGAATTTGTAGACAGCAGCGGAGTCTTGCAGTTTGCGCAGTACATAATCTCGGGAGGAATCCCTCCGTTCAGCATCGTTTTCAGCATGGCAGGATTTTTCATCAAGAGCTTAATGATTTTCACTCTATCTTCCAGACTTCCCTTGAGTTCCTTGCCTTCCGGCATGTGGTATCCGACCCATCCAACATGCGTAGCCCGTGGCCGTCTGGGCCAAGCGCACATCTTACTTTCGGATTCACAGACCCGCAGAGTCAACCCGTCCTGCTCATAGTGCATAGAACCGCGACGATGTGATGCGGGGTAGGCCTTGTCGAGATAGACTCTCATGTTCCCGTAATACTCTGGTCGTGCGTGCTGCACGATACCGTAGAGCGAACGGAAGGGAATCGCCGTAGCAACCGACAAATACCAGGGAATTTTTATGTCAGGGCCGTCACTCGGCGGCATGGCATCGGGCGAATAAGTCCAGCCACAGGCCGCAAAGATGGTTTTATCGGCAAGAGCGAAGCGGCACCAACTGAAAAATGAGGGATCAACAATCGCATCGTCCTCAATCACGAAGACGGTATCCGGTTTTTGTTTGTATGCCCAGTTCAATGCTTCCAGCATGTTTGCAGAATTTCCATGATAGGAGTGCTGCCATGTCAGATGATGAGTCGCATTGAAGCGATTGCAGATCGCCATCTCGTCCGTCCCGCGGTCTGGGAAAACGTCTATCTGTATGGTTGGTTCAGTGGCGCGAATGGATTCTAGGCAACAATAAAGCATGTCGCTTCTATGGAAAGTAGGAACCACGCATATCTCACGCGCCATAGAGTTTCTCTAGTTCTTCGATTTCGCCATCACACTTGAAACAATTGCCGCTATCTGCGCCGGCATTCATGCAGGCATGGAGGAAATATACATTCCCGCACAGTTTACAGGTTCTCTTGACGAAGGAAATTGCCATCAGACCGATATCCTGTTTCGTAGATCATCGCCACTTCTCCTCAAACAAGCGGTTGTTCACGTTGCACAATTCCTCCATACTCGTGCCTAGTTCTTTGGCCCTACGTAGAAACGATGTCCCGCCGCCGTGACGAGCCTTTACCGTCTCCGTGGGCAGGGTGATGTATCCAAGAGCCTCCATACGACGGCAAAAATCGCAGTCCTCCTTCCCGTAGCCAGTGAAGCGCTCATCCATTGGTCCGACAGCATCAAGGACGGAACGCTTGAAATAACCACAAACAAAAGGACTTTGCCCCCAGAGTTGAACGGTAGCCACGCCTACCTTGGGATCAGAATACGCCACATCGCGCAACTCATTTACAAAAGTGGACTCGAAGCGAATGTCGTCTCCGCACAACAGAACGTCTGAATCTTTCGCCGCATCCCAGCCGAAATTCACGCTGCGGGAGTACACGAAAGGCTCAGGGCCGTGCAAGAGGGTCCATGCAGGGTCGCACCACATGAACCCCGGTTCTTTTCCGGAGCGGATGAGAATCTTAGGAACTTCTGGCGCAAACGTATAGACATTCTGCGCGAATTCGTTAAATAAATCGGGATACCTGGATAGGACCACAAGCATTACGCTCATGGCGTTCCCCGCCCATCCAGATGGCTGACGCGGAACATATCCCCATCTACAGGGTTATAGATACCCGTTTTGAATTCTTCCCACGGCGAGTTCGCTATGATGCCATGGATAATATTCTCGATGAAATCGCACTTTCCTCGGCACAATGGAAGAATCTTTTCCCGATAGAACTGCGTTGAGGCAAGATGAGGATTTTGTGACCACTGCCTGCTGCGAATTATTGGAATGGCTACTCCCGCCCTATTGTCTTGGTAGCGATCCGAGGCCGCGCCATCTTGATAGATCAGGCGCTCCATCATCAAATGCTCATAGTATGGGCTGATTCTTGGCTGGGCATGGAGTTTGATTGAATTGAATTCGCCGGAGAAGATCAGATTTGACAACTCGCGCCACGGCACATTCGGAAGCGTAACCCAATCGTGCTCAAGATAGTAAATCAGCGGGGTTTCGACCTCGGCCAAAGTCGGTTTCAGCATTCCGCTCTGATGTTGATGGTTTTCAAACTGCCGTAGTATTCCCGGCCAGCGTCTTTTGATAGCAGTCAGGTGTCTCTGATAAGCATCGTTCGGCTGTTCAGTTCCGTCCGCCATGATGATGATGTCGGCATCAGGAAGCTCCGTGCTGATTGATCCAATGGTTGCCCCGATGATGGCCGTAGACGGGTTACTGGGAATGGGGCTGGTGGAAATCAGTACCGTGATATCGCTCATGGATAAATCTCCGGCTTCTTGCGGCACAAACACAAACCTCTAGGAGTGTCGAAGAAAATATGCTGCATTTCCAGTTCTCGAAGTAGATGCGGGAGATACTTTTCGCGTAAAAACGTATGGACCCCTGAGTCGTGGATTGCAACGACTGCTCCTGCCGAAAGATATGGATAGAGCGCCCTCAGTTCATGGCAGCGAATCTCGTCAGGTCCAGAGTCGAGAAAGGCAAAGTGAATCGGCCCACCCACGGTATTTATTAACTCTAGGCCAGTTCCGGTGATGATGGACACGTTTGAATAGCCAAGCAAGCGCTCATGTGTGATTTGCACTTCCCTAGCCCCGGTGTCGCAGGTAAAGATATCTCCAAATCCGTTTATCCGCGTGGCCTTGGCTAATTGCTCAGTGGCGTGCCCGTGATAACAGCCTGTTTCGAGAATGCGCTTGGGTTTTAATGCGGCCACGAGGCATCCGAGCAGGGCCAAAACCTCCAACTCCGTCGCCATGTTATCGTATGCGTGCCAGCGTTCAGGGTTGAGGCAGACGGCGGTTGGCGGAGACATTTCTGGAATAATCTTTTCGCTCACTTCACCCCCAGGGATGCCAAATCTTCTTTCAGCCATTTCAGAAAAAAGTTGACGTTATATTCTTTCCACCAGTCAGCCAAGTCCGCAGAAATCCTGCGATAGTCTTTGATTAACGGTTCGATCACTTCTGGAAGTTTCTCCCAGTCATCAATCATCGGCAAGGGATGATTTCCAAGGACAGTAGACCAGAAGCCTACTGTTTCCTCTCGCAGTGACCTGGAATCTATGAGAGGGATTGCACCGCACTCAAGAGCTTCCCAGATGCGGAAGGTGTCAGGAGAGGCGGGGCCGGAGGGACACGGCACAACTCTCGTCCGATTCATCAGGTCCATGTAAATCATTACTGGAAGACCCTGACCGAATCCCTTGGTGGGATAATACTTTCCTCCGACCGGAGACAGTTTCAGTATCCCGCGCTCACACGCTAGTCTGCGTTCATGCGTAATCTGCCCCGCAAAGAACCAGTTGAGATGCTTAGGGCAATTCAGCCATTTAGTATATTTCGGGTAACCTTCAATTAAATAGCGGTCGGCCTTTGTAGTCGGCAGTGGCGTCTGGACCCAAAGTTTTTTGTTCGGATGCGACAGTAGGTGCAAGGGAAATTCCGTAGCCTCGTCGCCTATGCTCACAAAAATCGCCCAATCCATCTTGCGCACGGCATCGTTCATCATGTTTGCGTAGTGTGCGCCATTGTTGAACTCCTGCAACTGTCCGCCGTGGAATACGATGATCGCTCCTTGGCGTGCCGGATAATCATGGCGCGAGTAGTGTTCGCAGTGGTGGATGTCCAGCATGGCATTCAGGAGATTGCAGCAGGACCAACTCCCCCTCTCCTTGTTCCACCAGATTACAGTTGGATTACCCAAGGCCACACACTTTCAGCAGGGTAGACATGCGATTTGAATAAGTTTCATTTTCGCGCACCCACTTATGGCCTGCGCATCTCAGGGCCTCGCGTTCTTCTTCGTGGGCAAGGTAATAGTCGATGCGGTCTTGCAGTTCTGGAAGGTTGCCAGCTTCAAAAGTCACAAGGCCGGGAATGGTCAAGCCCTTCGTTGCAGGGTGAATCAAGAACCCTCCGCGCCCTAGCGTCTCCGGCACGCGATCCGACCAATAATAATCACTGCCAGCAAAACACGAGTCGCCAACCAATACCCGGACAGATGCATAGAGATCGTTCAAATCCTTCCCTCGGAACCCAGTAAATACACGGAAGCGATCGCCATACACAGCCCGAAGGAATTCAATTAACTTGGCACGGAAATTCCATTCCGGATGGTACGATTCCGCTCCCACGAAGCCAACGTCTACCCTCAGATTATCGCGCATTGTTCCAAAATGGCAGTCGTGTTTCACTACTCCGGGCGGGAGCCAAACGTGATTAATACCCCTCCCCTTGAAGAACGCGGCATTCCCGCCATCGGCAGTAAAGACTGTATCTGTGCGCCAGAACGGGTGAGTTCCGACACGAGACTCTCGTCCATCAATCGCGTCGAGTCCGACGTAGCGATCAAGATGGAAACTGGCCGTTTTAATTCCGGAGCCACGAAGCGCAGCCAGCATCTCGTGAACTGTGATTTTCCCTGGTGTCTCATACCCGTGGGTGTGGATGTATAGGAATAACGTGCATCCCTGAGTTCCTGCAAGAATTGATTCTGTAGCATCTTCGTTCTCCTGAAATGTAATGACTTCGTTCCCCATGTAGCGCAGCGTCCACAAAAGTTCATTCTCCGTCGAGTGAGGCGGGATAAAGTTGCCAAGCATAGCGATGCGAAGTGGTGGTATATTACTGGCGAGAGTCCTGTCTTCCGGATTGAAACCCCGATAGGCGCTCATCCGGGAGTGCAAAGCTAGGGTTGGGAGGCGCAGCGCAGGACGATCCAAGTGTGGGTCGAACAATTCCTTGAACTCCCTGTTCCCCTTCTCGAATCTTAGCCTCGCCTCCGACTGCATTCGAGCGATGACGTGCGAAGGCTGCGCCACAATTTTCGTAACCATCTCTCGAATGTCTTTTGGTGATACTTCATAAAGTGTGCCCATGTTTACTACTTTGGTTCCGCATGGTTTGACCTCAAATGGAGCCTTTAATTCAGACATAGGCGGGGCCGCAGTCGTCATCAGAACCGCGCCGACCGACTGGGACTCGTGAATGGCGTGCCCAAATCCCTCGGTGGCTGAAGGGAACAAGTGGAAGAGATGCGTATTCTGAAATTCTGTTATTTCCTCATCGGTGGCGCGTTTCACGAACGTAATTCCGGGAGTGTCCTCGAAAAGTACGGTTTCCCGGCTATTTGATACCACGGTCAGCGGGGGAAGTTCAGTTTCATCCCAGTAGCGATAAGATCGCCATGCTTCGACTACGGCATTCGTGCCTCTCGTCCCAGAGTTCCCGCCGATATGCAGAAATTTACGAGTTTTCGACAACCCGTTAGCCTTATCCGCCGTCAGGAAACCGACATAATGCACATTAGAGAACTTTTCCTTCAGAACGCGCTCCGCTTCATGGGTTTTGGCGAAAATCTTCTCGCATTTATGGATCGCCCTGACCATTTCAGGCTTAATCCACT